ACTTCACCAAACTTGTATAGTTGACTACTATTGTGACTATGAGTAAAGTGGTTACGCCCATCAGACACCAGGGACTCATAGGCGCCATTGCGGTGTATGTCTTTAACCCATGTGCTACTGAAAGCAGGGTTACAATAGCTACAAGCGAATTGGCAAGTGCGATCGAATGCGATTTCAAGTGTGCGAAGATCGACATCAGCTTGGTGCGGAGTGTTGTATGCTTCATCTAGGGCCTCTATGGGGTAAATTTTACTTTTGTACACACGGTCGCTGATAGCATCGCGGCCCATTGATTCTATTTTCCAACAGTACTCGCAACCTTGGGGCTTTTCTCCTTTAAGCATCATTTGTCGCTCAAGCTTCTTCTGAACAGTATTATGTATAGCTTTAGGATTTGTCTTAATTGCCTCTAGATCTATTGAGTGTGCCGGTGGATGATGGCAACTGGTTGTTTGGCCTGAACCTAACCAAATAGTAGCATTGTACCACTTAGCGGCACAAAACGAGTCACTGTATATGTCATTTAAGTAATTTAGAAATTCCTTATCTGTTTTTGGATCGCTCATACGCGGCCCTCCTCTCTGGACTCCATGTACTACCTTTTTTGGGCGATACACGACCTTTCATAATGCTGGATCTGAACGCCTTTTCTTCCGTCGATTGTGTTCTTCCTAATGCCCCAGATGGTTTACCTCGTAACGAATTTGCACGTTTTTCGACTAATTCTCTGGGCTGTGTTCTACCTTTGAGTGCAGACGAAGACCATGTGTTTTTTCCTTTAAGTGCAAGTGATGTTGCTAGGCGCTTAACTCCAGTAACTGTTGCTACTCTTTTAGCTATTTCTTCTTTAGTTTTTTTTCTACCCGGAATATCACCATCGATACCGTTTTCAATTTGTAAGTTTGCCCATTCAGTTGATTCCACTATATTATGTTTTTCTGAAAATTCTATAGCAAATTTTTTACACTCGTTAATATCGTCAAACTCCCATACTTCTAATGTGCTTATATCTTTACCGTGTTTCTTTATATGATTTACCCAGTACGATCCTGATCCACTGTATTTGTAGGGTTCGTTTACAGTCTTACCAAAATATTTTAATTTGGTAATGTTATGTTGTTTAACGTATATGTAAGTGTTCATTTATGTATTGATAAAACCGGTTGGGGAATTCTGCGCGGATTGTAGTGCTTAATTCCGCAAGGAGTTGTTGGTTGTATTTACATATATTATAACACTCTTCTGTAAATTTAGCAAGATCTTGTTGACATAACCATTCGACTTCTTGAGCTATGCGCTCTAATCGACCAGGGTTATCCTCTATCTGATCAAACCCTTCATCAATTAAATTACCAAATGTTTGAAATCCTAATTGGTGTAAATCTCTATAATAGCCATAGTTAGACACAGCTATAAATGGATGTCCTATTGCTATGGGCTTCCAAATCTTTTCTGTTCTAAAACTATAAGGATAATCGAATACCGTTTCTGTTACCAAGCTGAAATAGGTATCCAAGTACGGTTGCGGATTAAGATATATCTCGCCCCAATTGTTATTGAATAGCGTATACTTGACAAACCCAGATTGATTAATATCAGTGTTGTGTTGATAGAAATTAAATTCATATTTTGGATCTAACAACTTGACCTGATCACCGTGAGTATTATCTAAGTTGGTCCATATGGCTTGATCCAATACAGGTTGTAGCCTGTGGAGCAAATGTCTACGATGTTTTCTAGCTCGTCCATTTAGGAATAAGAACTTATAGGGTCTCTGGGTTGTCTGGCATCGTTGATATTCGTCGATTGCCTGTAAATTTTCGCTGTAGTCTAGTATCTTGGGCAAAAAGTTTTCGTGATATAATACTGGAATGTCCGCTTGTAAATATCCTCCTGCTACTATTAATATTTTTCCTTGACGTACCAGATCTACAATACCCAATCCTTGAATTTGTTTCAGCATTGTATCTGACCCCTCAGCAGGATTGCCTAGTATAGGAAGTATCGTGCTGGCTATTGCTAATTCTTTTATTTTTTCAATATTAACTGTAAACTGCTGTCTACTAATAAGATATACTGCACCCGGTATAGGCTCTTCTGCGGCAAAATCATAAAATTCTGCGTCTTGAAATGATTTGGTAAATTCTTTAACTTCGCAAAATGCATCTACTATTAATTTACGATTGCCTAGCATGGTACTCACATTCTCGCCACCAAGAACTCATTTCTGGAAAAGTCTTTAAGAACTCTGTTCCGTGTCTACGGTCTGCTTCTGTAAAGAAACGATAAAAGTCTGCTTTGTTCTGCTTGATGTATGCAGGATCCAACTTCTGGCCATCGCGCATCCAGGCTATGTCACGATCCAGACGTGCTATTTCGTAGTCCTTGAATCCTTGAAAGCGTGTGGCTTCTGTTTCAATTTGACGGATCATCCAGGCCCATAGTTGCTCCAGTTGATCTACATAGCTCTCGGGTAATATCTGTAAGCTCTGCCACGCAGGTTGTCTAAGCACTGGAGTGTCAAACCATACCCGTTGATATGTTGTACTGTATAACTTACGCAGTCCTAGTATGCCAGCAAACAAACTACTAAGGTTAGTTACTGATAAGTTATTCATAGTAACAATAAAGGTTATACTATTATAACTAGGTACTTCTGTTAGAAACTGGTTAACCCGATCCCATAGTAAGTTAAAGTCTAGGCCGTGTCTGATATATTCTGCTTGTGGGCCGAATGAGTCGAGGCTAATGTACTGCATAAAATGTTCTAGGTTTCCTTCTTGACATAACCGTTTAACATAACCCAAATACTTTTGCCAGGTCTTTTCGTCTACACTGAAGTTACTTGTTACATTCAAGTGTAGCTTAGGACTAGGGTTAGCAAGTACATAATCAAAAACACGATAGGTATTTTTATCCAGCAAGGGCTCACCGCCGGTCATGCGAAAATGTGTTAGTTCCTTGTATAGGTCCGGCCACCATTGCCAAAAGGCTTCTACATAAGGATTGTGTTCTCTTACAGGTATAGGACGATTGCGACCCATGAAATGACTAGGATCATTGTGAACAGTGCTGGTAGGGTAACCACCATGTCTTTGAACTTCTTGTTCCCATGTACTAGAGAATTGTGGACTGCAATAGCTACAAGCAAGATTACAGGCATGATTAAAATTAACTTCGACATAACTAGGTACAACATCTTCATCTCCGGTGGAATTTTTTATTGAATCAAAATCTTTGGCGGCCCAGGGCTCTCCTGATCTATAATGACGATCGCTGAGTTTGTCATTGACTTCCATGTTCCAGCAGTACTGACATTCGGAAGGTTTGTCGCCAGCCAACATCAGTTTGCGTTGTTGTTTTTTGTATTCAGTGTTGTGTAGGCCTGTGCCACCGCGACCAATGTCCTCTACACGTATTTCATGCAAGGGAGGATGATAACAACTGTTGTTGAGTCCAGTAGGCAAGTGTAAGCTAACTTGCTTCCATTTGGCCAAGCAAAGAGCAGTACCCAAATCTTGTTTCATCTGTTCAGCACTGCTTAAAAATTTTGATTTGAAGTCTGTCAGAACTTCGTCGCCTTTATTTTCCATAATTAGATATCAAATGATTATAATTATATTTCAATGTTGGTAACATATCTTGGTACATGAATTGTAATTCCTGCAATGATTTCTTTGAAAGATAGTCTATTGTTTCATATATTTTTAGGATTCTTTCGTACCCCGAATATTGATCGTAACTTTCGTCCCACCAACGTCCAAATGTTTTGAATCCATATCCTCTCAACGATTCAAGATGGCCATTGGTTCCATAAATTATAAAAGGGGTAAGGCATAAAATAGCACGAGATTCTTTTTCATCCATGTAGAATGTGTCACCTACTGTAAATGTTACTCCTATTAAATCAACAAAAAATTGATTGTACAACGGCATCAAACTGGTCAACGTTTTTTCAAATTCAGAATAATATTTTTGTTCTTTAGTAATTGGACCATTGGGCAATTCTATAGGACACTGTTTTATTAGTTCCATTGTTTCAAAATATTCTTCTGGAGGCACATGCGTGGCCAAGTCATCAAACGGAATTCGATTTGGTGAGTTTTCGTCCCAAGAGGTGTTACAGGACACTATTCTACTGATGTTGTTTTTGACCAGGTGCTTGACCAAACATAATCTATACCAGGTAGGTCGATTATTAAAAGATCCAAATAATGCATGGTCAAAGATTTTTTTGTTGTCAAAACAAGACAAATTAAATCCCTGTTTAAAATATTGTTGTATTGTAGGAGTTACCCAAACAGATTTGCAATACTCAATGCAGTATTGGTCTGACTTTTCGTAAGGATTGGCAGTGACAATAGTTATATTTTGTGGATCAAAATTAAAATTTTGACAAATTTGATCCAGTAAATTATAAAGCCCGTTGGAGTCAAAAGCCGGGGCTTCGCTGGTTTTTATTAATACTTTTCCATTAGACAACATATCTTTTATTATAGATATTGTTAGAGTTGTTTGATCGTATAATTTATTGTCGGTCACCGAAATTGCTATCACATCAACAACCTTTCCAGAGTCTCTGGATTATTAATAATTTTTTGTATTTCAATATTATGATTGTTAGATCTACAGGGATGACACAACTGAGTATTTGTGTCATTGTAAACCCGGTGTTGTTGTTGTACCCAAGATTCTCTAAAATCTTTGTTCACCCATTCACCAACTGCAAATGCAGGATTACCTTTGTTTTCACAGCAGGCATATATTTTTCCATCTGCACAAAATACTGGAAATAGATACATTTGATGACATCTTGAATAATTTCTTGGCAAAAATCTATTCGAATTAATTTTGACTCTAACCCCGTAGTCCCTACCCAGTTGTTCCAATATTTCTATATAATCATTAATAGGGAACACATAATGAGTCGATGCATTGTACATTGGCCTAAAATAAACCTGACGTGCTTTTGTTTTTTTTACCAATGAAAAAATATCATGTAATGCATCCAGCTGGCTATTGTCTTCACACAAGACAACTTTGATGTCGACGTTGTTAGTTATTTTTGTTGCTTCAAAAATGTTTTTAACTATCTGATCAAATAATCCAGCTGCTGGTTTGCTTCTACGAATTTTTTCGTATAAATCTTGAGAACCAGCGTCAATGTCAATGCCAATATAAAGCATTTTTTGAATCTTATCTGCAGAAACATTGTTGATCAATTTATCCAAATTAGATGCATTAGTTATCAATGCTGGCAACAATCCAACATCTATAGAATGCTCAATGACTTTTTCGTATCCTTTGAGCAAAGTTGGTTCACCGCCGCCAGAAAATATCACTGTGCTAAATGTACCAATGCTATCAGGCTGATACTGCCTCCATGTGGACAATTGGTCAATCAGTTTGACATATTTTTTGTAATCTAGTTGTACTGGTTGTTTTTTTCTAAACTCGGCGGTGCTACAATAAACACAATCTTGATTGCATATATTTGTAAGGTCAATGTCTGCGCTCGCAGGAATAAAGTATTTTTTATCCTGTATCGACATCCAGTGTACAAGCTCGGCATATCTAGTCGACATATTTACCAGCCTTCTTGTCTACGTATTACATCAATCTCTCTGACCATGACACCTTGATTGTGCCAGTTACTGCGATAATGATGTTTGAAGAAACGGCTTTCTGATTCACCAATCATGTTAACGGGTAAGTCAAGTTGAACAAACAAATCTTCTGCCACACGCCCGGCCAACAACTCTGGATCTGACGTTTCTACGGTTTTCCATAATTCTTCAAGAGCACCAAAGTCTTGTACTTGTTTGTGATCCCATTCTGTAAGCATGGTCATATAAGTACCCATGCGGCTGCCGGCCATGGCCCAGATGCCGTGTTCCGCATCGCGACCCACATTGTGCCATATGGTCAAGTGATCCAGGTTGCGTTGATGCACACGCTGTTTAAATTCTGACAAGGTCGGACGTGCTCCTTTGTTCAGGCACATTTTAACACCTTCACGGAAGCCAGCTCTCCATGCCTGGAACGCGGTAGCGTTAGGGTATGTGGTTGAGTAACAATCGTGCATGGCCCAGTAGTTGGGGTAGAAACAAAACTCCACATCGTTTTCTACTGCACCGTTGCTTGCTTCGTGTGTCTGCATATTCTCCACAAACTGTTTGGTCCAACTAGATAATCCACCATTGCCGTACATAAGACCATTGATGTGATTTTTAGCCCTCCACCGGAATACTGCTTGCTCGTACTCTGCTGTAGGGAACTCTAATGTGAGATTAAAGAATGCAGGATCTGGAATGTTGTCGCCATCGATAAGAATAAAACGGTTAGTATCACTTGCTTGGCCTGCGGCCTTGTGTGCGGCGTCAGACCCTTTAACACCATCCACACGGCGGGCCCATGGTACCATGTTCTTAATCTTAACCCAATTTTCTTCAGCATTCGGCTCATCATATGTTAAGAATACGCAGTCTAGGTCTGCTATGTCAATTGATTTCATTTGTTTGTTTACTCCATTTAATATGCGGCGCCGATTCAGCAACTACAATACAAACATCGACGGGGCAACACGGTGTTCCTCCCGGGCCAGGATGCAGTTTGATTACAATACTTGCTGGTGATATTTCTATTAGTTTTCCAGTAACTACTTTAATATTGCCAGGCGATCTAATATAAGTCTCTTGGTCAACGTCAATGTAATTACCTGGTAAGTCTTCCATGCTATAACAAATAAGAGTACCGTCGTTATTATAATATAATCTATAAAATACGGGCACAGGGTCGGGCATTGCCGCCAACGCACCCCAAAATTCTTGTTCGGTTAACTCACTACTCATCGTTGCTCTTTTGGTTGTTGCGTTTTTCCTGTGCGGTTAATTTATCCTTGCCCTTGGCTGTTTTATTATGGCGAGGGTTGCCACATACAGTACATCCAGGTTGTCCGCAATCCATTGCGTGATGTTTAGCCAGGCGATGAGGCTCTGCGACAGGCTTGGTTAACCCATGCGACTTGGCAATCTTTAATTGGCGCTTAATGACACTCCACACTTTATGCAATCGTGTACTATGTTTAATTTTGTCTTGTTCGTTACTCATTTATCCACTCCTTGATGTGATAGTGTACCAATCCCCACTGTGCTACTGTGTTAATTCTAAAAGGATTATTTTCCCAAACTAACTCTTTTGTCCAATCGTGCGTTTGTGTAGGATTAATACCGCGTTTCATATGTACTATAGTAGGGCCAAGTCTGCTGGGTAATGTAACTCGGTCTGGGCCCATGATTTGTGCGGCTATGGCATATACTACATCAGTTGTTGGTAACTCATCTGGAAATTTTAATAACTTTTTATATTCATTCCAATGTGCAAAAATTGCACGAACCAAATCAAGAAATTCTTTTGCAGTTTGGCTAAGTCTCCAATATGTAATAGCGTTATAAACATCTGGCAAATTGTTTACATCAAATATTTTTCTATAATATCTAGACTCAGCACGTTGATCATAAAATGTTCTAGCACCTTGACTAATCACAACATCACAACGTTCAAATAATGTCCACCAATGATCTATTGGGCTTGCACAGATCATATCTGCTTCTAGTTTAATAGTTTGTCTGTATGGGCTAACCGCAAACATTTGCCCATCATTAACAAACCCGCCAAGGTCACCATATGGTAACATTTCTTTTGTTACAATAGTAATATGTGCATCGGGGTGAAACTGTAAAATGCTTTGTTTCAACCGTTCAGCGCATGCCACATACGCATCACCAATAGCAGGAATAATGTATCCACGTTCAGCTATTATTGGCAACAATCTCTCCTAGTTGTTGTTTACCCATGGCATGAAAGTCTTGATTCTTTAATGTAATCCACTGTGGTTTGTTATTAGTGTTTACAAAGTCAACACGATAATGGTCTTGATCAAGTTGCGTTAATTTGTGTTCGGGCAGTAAACTTGCCAACTCCCAAGGAACACCGGCATGATTTAATGTATGTCCGTTAACCACCCCAAGCGCAATACTCAACGCATGGTCATTACGATATGTATGTGACTGGGTCTTATATAAATGTCTGTAATGATTCCAGTTGTTTCTAATCATAGTCATTGTTTCAAATATTAATTCTGCGTGTTTACTTTTACGAAACATCATCACAGTTGCCCACCACATGGGCATATTGTTGTTACCAAAGTAGTTAAGGCCGTCGAACGTATTACATCCGGTGACATCATATGCCCACCGATGTGCTAGAAAATCTTGATCAGCATCGAGCAATACTTTTAATTGATCTCCAGCTACTACATAATCTGCATCTAATACTAGTGTACGACTCCATGGACTCAAACTATATGCATCTACGCGACTTTCGTTGTGCCAGGTAACATCGGCCTTGTAATCCGAGAAGTAACGACTATTTGTTCCCACGGTACCTACATCTTCGTTGGTAATAATCCGTGTAGGTATGCCGAGATGACGCTTGATATTTTTAGCAGACCATTCGGCCATGGCAACATAATCGGTCTGCTCATTGTTAAATGCAAAAATTAATGCGCCAGTGGTCATCTGTTTTTGTTTAATTCTTCGTATTCTGCAAGCCAGGCATTCATTTGTTCTTGCCAGCGTTCTTGACTCATGGTCATTAGTTCTCTTGTTGCAACCTTAACTGGATTTTCATACAAATCTAATAACACAGCTTCGGTTCCTGGGCAGGCCAATAGAGTGTTTTGTAATTCTGGGCCTGCTTGCCACATGCCACCGTTCCACCCAAATATCATTTTTCCTTGATATTTTTCCTTGAGGGTTCGTCGTGCAGCCGCATGGTCAAAACGGGCACGGGCGTGTGCAATAAGTTCGTCAGTATTCATATGTTTATTATACTACAAAAGGCGGATAAGGTAAAGCCCCTTGCGGGGCTTTTGGTAATACTGGTGTTACTATTAGGCTACGCTGGCAGCAATAGTAGGTGTGCCCCAGGAATTTGCCAAGTAAGTTGTACTTGGTGGAATATAAGTAACCAATGTAGTTGGCGCTGTTGCAGCTCCGATTGAGGTGCTTGGACTACCCACAGCAGTACCGCCAGAAATGTTAGCACTGGTGCCCGCACCACTTGAACCATCACTAACCCATGTTGTGACCAAGGTCAATACTGTAGTCGACGTTGCTGTGGCTGTGGTGCGAATGTATTCACCTGTGTAAGGTGCTGTAGAATTGGTTAACTGGAATAAGGTAGTTGGAGTTCCGATAAGGGCATACCAACCTGTAGCCGTAGCCAAAGTGGTTTGTGTACCACCAGTGCCACCAAGACGTGTAGTACCTGTATATGCTTGTGCAGCAATAGTTTGTGCTCTGCCTGTGATATTAATACTGCCACACCAGCCTGCAAGAGTGTTCCAGTCTGGATCAGTATCTGTGCCTGTGCTCGATTTACCGTATTGGAGTTTTACAATGCCTCCGGCGTTCCAGAAGTAACGTGCTTGATCTGCACTTGGGAATGTTACAGTGTGTGTGAATGTAATTGTCCACGCTGCAGTACCTGCTCCTGTGGCAGTAGTTTTACTTGTTGTTCCTGAGAATGTTCCGTATGCAGTACCAGATCCCACAGCATT